CAAGGAAGCAGAAGTATTAATTTTTACAAAAGACAAAAGGTTAACTGATAAATACAAGATCACTTTTGAAAATGTAAAAGAGGCATACCCAGATATTAATTGGGGAGGTCGCTCGTGAGAGCGGTTGTAGAAAAGGAGGAAGTATTAGTGGAGTGGACACAAGAAGAAAAGAAGAATCTTCCTCCTAGATATGGTTGCGAACTTTTGTTTGAACGAACCACTTTGAAGCAAATCAAAGATCCATCACTACCTAATGATGCATATGTGGTAATTTATGAAGTTGAAGGCAACGCATATATGGATCTTTGTAGAGGATCAAGAGTAAGAATTTTTGACCTTTACTATGATAAGTTCGGGCCAGGATCAGTAAAGAAAATTGATTTTGGTTACGGAAGAACTAATCCCAAGATCTGGGGTTATAAAGCACCCGATAAAAAGAAAAGAAAATGAGTGAAGGATTTCAAGATAATAAAATAAAAGTTGGAGTTGAAATCTCAACTGATGAAGTTGAGAAACTCCTAAAGCAATATAAAAAAATTAAAAAATATATGAAGTCTCCTCTATATGCTGTAAAGACAATGGATGGAACTGAAAAATACGTGAGTGAACTATTAAAAGAAGCAGAGGAGAATGGGTGATCATTACTTACTAAATTTATTTGGATGCTCGTTTTCCCTTTTGGATAACGAACAATGCCTTATAGACTTACTAGAAAATGCAGCAGTAGCAAGTGGCGCCACTGTAGTTCAAACAATCTCAAAAAAGTTTGAACCTCAAGGAGTCACTGTAATTTGTTTACTTTCTGAAAGTCATATTAGTATTCACACTTGGCCAGAAGAAGGTAAAGCAGCAGTGGATGTATATACTTGTGGAGATTGTAACCCTAAAATCGGATGCGATATTATAGTTCATCAACTTTGTGCGACTGATCATACACTAGATTATATCAAGCGATAAATTGTAACATAAGTTACAAAAGTTCTTGCATAACTATATTAACAGGTCTATAATGACCTTACGTTCATCTGGAATATCAGACGGAAGTAAGCCGACGCGGAACGGATCGTTCATTCGCTATTCGCAAATAGCGAACGCAAACGCCGACTGAAGGAACGCTCTTTAACCTAAAAAACTAAGGAGAACCCTAATGTCTAAAGTAGTTTATCGCGGTGTTGAGTATGATACTCAAAAGCGTCTTGAGTATCAACAGCAAATGATGCAACAACCCCAACAACAAAATGAAGTCTATCGTGGCGTCAAGTTTGTAAAGGAGGGGCATAAGTGATTAAAAAACTCAACTTCCTTCAGCTCATTAAAGAGCAGAAGCAAAAAGAAGAAAGACGTTATCAAGCACAACTTGTCAATGTTGGAGCAGGAAAATGATTGCCACAATTGCTGCAATTACTGGTGCATCAACAGCATTCATTTTCTTAATCTATTTGGAAATTTTACTCTTGAGTAAGTAAATATTTTTTAGAGAGAGGTTGACACCTCTCTTTTTTTTGTCTATAATTACTATGTTGGGATTTGTGTAAATGGACGAAGAAAAACTAAAACTTATTGTAAAAAATCTTGAATCCCTGGTTGAGTGTTTAAAGTCTGAGATTTATTCATCCAGTAACACTCAACCCCGATACGAAGAAATTGCACCTTATCTATCCGATTACGACGAAGTATTTTATGACGATGATGCCGACTGAATTCGAGTTTATGAAACCAGAAGTAAAACTCATTAGTGTTACTCCTGATGCAGAAAAGCACATGGCATATTGTGCTCGCGTAAGTAATCCTGCAAATCAGGAGAATGAAAAGTTCTCTGGACTGCTCAAGTATTGTATTGAACATCAACACTGGAGTATCTTTGAGCAAGCAACAATGAGCGTAGAGATCAATACGACTCGTGGCATTGCTGCTCAAATTTTGCGCCACCGTTCATTTACATATCAAGAATTTTCGCAACGATATGCCGATACGAATCTTCTGAATAAGACTATTCCTCTTCCAGAACTTCGTAGGCAAGATACAAAGAACCGCCAGAACAGTATTGATGATCTTCCAGACTATTTGAAGTTGACTCTGCTAGAAGACATTAGAGTTCATTTTGAGCAAGGTCTACGCCTCTATAACCGCCTTCTGGACAAGGGAGTGGCAAAAGAGTGCGCTAGGTTTGTATTGCCTCTAGCAACGCCCACACGCCTCTATATGACTGGTTCTGTGCGTTCTTGGATTCATTACATTGATTTGCGATCTGCTCATGGAACTCAGAAAGAACATATGGAAATCGCAGAGGCAATTCGTTGTATTTTTACTTGCCAGTTCCCTGCAGTCTCTGCTGCTATGGGGTGGACTCGTGAAGAATGTCCAGAGTGTGTTGATGCTCCTTCCATCACTATTGAATAAATACTCTCATATAAAATGGAGGTTAAATTTTGGCAACATATCCCGTAGTGAATAAACTCACTGGTGAACAAAAAGAAGTAACAATGTCTGTTACTGAATGGGACCAATGGAAGGAAGAAAATCCAGACTGGACAAGAGATTGGAGTGATCCATCTACTTGCCCCAGTGCTGGAGAACTTGGTGAGGTCTATGATCGCCTCAAAAAATCTCACCCAGGGTGGAATGATGTTCTTCACAAAGCATCAAAAGTACCAGGATCAAAAGTAAACCCAATTTAATTTCATATGGCAAGAAAAAGAAGAACTGCAGATCAACCAATTGGTGTCGGAATGACTGCTAAACAAATGAAAAGAAAAAAACCGATTAGTTCGGAACTTCTTTTAGACATTGATCCATTAACAGATAATCAAGAAAAACTGTTTAGTTCTTATGATGATGGAAAACATTTAGTTGCATATGGAGCTGCTGGTACAGGTAAAACTTTTATCACACTCTACAATGCTCTGAAAGATGTTCTGGATGAACGCAGTCCTTACGAAAAGATTTACATTGTAAGATCCCTTGTTGCCACTCGTGAGATTGGATTCCTTCCAGGAGATCACGAAGATAAATCATCTCTTTACCAGATTCCATATAAGAATATGGTAAAGTATATGTTCCAAATGCCAGACGATGCGTCATTTGAAATGCTCTATGGAAACCTTAAAACTCAAGGCACGATTAGTTTTTGGAGTACTTCTTTTATTCGGGGAACTACTCTGGATAATGCTATCATTATCGTAGATGAATTCCAGAATCTAAACTTCCACGAACTAGATTCTATTATCACTCGTGTAGGTGAGAATAGTAAGATTATGTTCTGTGGTGATGCCACACAATCAGATCTTATTAAGACGAATGAGAAGAATGGAATCATTGACTTTATGAGAATTCTTCGTATTATGCCATCTATGGATGTTGTTGAATTTGGTGTTGATGATATTGTTCGCTCTGGATTCGTTAAGGAGTATATTCTTGCAAAAATGGAAGTCTGCGTATGACCTTTAATCATGTTGAATTGAATCTACCAGTTCTTGATCGTGAACTGATAGATGGCGTGAGATACTATAAATTACCTTCGGGAAATAAAAAATTAGTATCAATCACTTCGGTCATTAGTCATTATAAAAAAGACTTTTTCAATAAGTGGAGAAAGCGGATTGGTGCGGAAGAAGCTGATAAGATTACGAAGAGAGCAACAAGTCGGGGAACTGATATGCATACTCTTGTTGAAAATCATTTATATAACAAAGATCTTCCTTCAGTACAACCAATCTCAGAACATCTCTTTAAAATTTCTAAACCAACATTAGAACGTATAAATAATATCCATGCTCTTGAAGGAGCATTATATAGTGAAGTTCTTGGTGTTGCCGGAACATGTGACTGTATAGCAGAGTTTGATGGAGAACTTTCCATCATTGACTTTAAGACTTCTAAACAAGAAAAACCCAGAGAATGGATTGATGGGTATTTTGTTCAGTGTGCTGCATATGCTGCAATGCTTTATGAACTCACTGGACTAGTGGTAAAGAAATTTGTTATCATTATGGCATGTGAAGATGGAGACTGTGTTGTTTATGAAGAGAGAGATAAGAAAAAATATTTAAAATTACTAACACAGTACATTAAGAAATTTGTTAATGATAAATTAGATGAATTGACAGCATAAGAATATATTGGTATACTTATAGTAAGTTTACGTTTAAAGTTTTGCATATTACTGTTTTAGGTCAAATGGAAAATGAATTAGAAAAAGTACTAGAAAGTAAATTTTTCTGCCCGTCCAAATTCGCACAAGAAATAGAAAAACTTGTTCAGGTAAATGTTGAAATGAATTATATCGATGCAATCGTATATTTCTGTGAGCAAAATAGTATTGATCTAGAATCAGTTCCAAAACTAATTTCTAAACCATTGAAGGAAAAAATTAAGTACGAAGCAATGGAACTTAATTTTCTCAAGAAAACCTCACGCGCTAAATTGATTTTTTGATTTATTTTTATATAAATATTTAAAGACTTTTCTTAAATAAAATGAGTTGGTCTAAAGAACAGAAAGCAGAGTATATGCGAAATTATCGTAAAGATCCTGCTAAGAAAAAAAGAACTCAAGAACTACAAAGAGAGTGGTATCATAGAAATAAAGAGACAATATTAGAAAAACAAAAAGATTTATACTATTCATTAAAAGAACAAATTATTAAAAATCTTGGCGGAAAATGTAAAAACTGTTCTTCAACACAAAACTTAGAATTCAATCATATTGATCCTCTAGTTAAAATAACAGAAGCATCTTATCGTCACACAATGATTAGTGGTGAATGGAAAAAATGTGAGATTTTATGTAAAAAATGTCATAGGAAATATACTAATGCTGAAAATAAACTGATGAGAAAGTATTGGTTAGAAAATGTTGATTTTGATATGAGGAGAAAATTAATTTATGAGTATCTCCAAAGTGACACCATTTGAAGTATATAAAACATATTTGTCTCTAAAAAATCATTTCACCAAAGAAAATTTTGATTATCATAAATTTCGCGGAAAATCAAAATGTAGTATTGAATCTTTCTACGGCCGGCGGGACAGATTTTGGTTTGAAAAACTTTCCCGACAAAAATCAGATAAAGAAATAATTGATTTTTTTGTATCTAATTTTGTTTCCTATGACAATCCAGAAACATTATGGGTTGGAAGCATAGTAAAAGAAGGTGAAGATAGGTACAGAAACTGGCAGAAAAAAGTTCAATCATTATCCTATATTTTTAAACAAGAATCTCAAAGTTTCTTTGAAGAGAATAAATTTGATGATGTATTTAAATGTAATAAAGGACATCCACCACTCTTAAAGAAGTTTCTGAGTGGAAAACTTAGTCTAGAGACTTTAGTAATCTATGATAAAATTTTTCTGTTTAGAAATAACTTTGATAAAAAACTTAAAGACCCTGTGTGGGAAACCGTAAGTAGAAGAATTCAAAAGTATTCTCCTTTCATACATATAGATGTATTTTGTTATAAGAGAATTTTGAAAGAAGTTATTTTAGGAGAACAATGAGTTTTTTTGAATCTGAAGTCGTCCGCGCAGAGATGACTGAAATTTCTGAACTTCAAGAAGACATATACGGAAACGTATTTAGGTTTCCTGGTATGACTAAAGAAGATAAGATGAAGCATGTTGAACTTTTAGAAAGACTTCTTGACAAACAAAAAGTTCTTTATACGCGATTAAGTCTTTCCGATGATATTGAAGCAAAAGAAATGAAGGAAAGAATCATGGATTCTGCAATCCTAATGGGTCTTCCTTCTGGAGTTGATATGAACGTCATTTTCAATAACATGTCCAAAATGCTTGAGGTCATGAAAGACCAGATTGACAAAGCAGAGTCAGACCTGTAGAATAGCAAAGTACACAAAGGCCAAATCCTATTCAATACGAGGCATAAATGTCAAATTTTTCAAATCTTAAAAAGCAATCCTCCCTTGGTTCACTGACTGAAAAACTGGTGAAGCAAGTTGAGAAGATGAGTACAACATCAAATAATGGTGCTGATGAACGTCTCTGGAAACCAGAGATGGATAAAACGGGTGTAGGTTCTGCAGTCATTCGCTTCCTACCTGCTCCTGATGGCGAAGAGGTTCCCTGGGCAAAAATGTATTCTCATGCATTCCAAGGTAACGGAGGATGGTATATTGAAAACAGTCTCACTACCATTGGACAAAAAGACCCCGTGAGTGAGTATAATCGCGGTCTGTGGAACAGTGGCAATGAGAAAGATAAAGAAACTGTACGTAAGCAAAAGCGTAAACTATCTTACTACTCTAACATCTACGTTGTAAAGGATCCTGCAAATCCTCAGAACGAAGGTAAAGTATTTCTGTTTAAGTATGGTAAGAAAATCTTTGATAAGATTCTTAATGCTATGCAACCAGAATTTGATGATGAGGATCCAATCAATCCTTTTGATTTCTGGCAGGGTGCTAACTTCAAACTCAAAATCGTAAAGAAAGATGGGTATTGGAATTACGACAAGTCGGAATTTGACCGAGTTGCACCACTACTGGATGATGATGATGCTCTTGAAGCCCTCTGGAAGAAAGAGTATTCCCTGAGTGCAATTACATCACCAGACCAATTCAAGTCCTATGAGGATCTTGAACGACGTATGAATAATGTCCTTGGTCTCAGTAAAACTTCTTCTCCCACACAGTCTCGTGCTGTACTGGAGCAAGAAGATGAGTATGAGTCTTACAGTGCTCCTGCAAGTCGTGAAGAACGTGTAATGGAAGAACTAGAAGAATCCTATAGTCGTTCTAAGTCTCCTTCACTTCCTAAGATTACTCAGGATGACGATGATGAAGATGATGCAATGTCGTATTTCCAGAAATTGGCTGAAGACTGATAAATTTCTAAAGGAGCAGCAATGCTCCTTTTTTATTATTCAAGTATATAAGCGTATATTGTCTCCGCGCTTAAGAGTTGGTGAAATGAACTGAGAACCTCCTCTCTTATAAGGAAAAACATCATCAAGGTCATTGAATACAACATTCAGGTATCTTGGTTTAAGTACATAAATGTTTCTCTTATCGTCTTCAATTCTTAATTCATATTGATAATTAGTAATCGGTCTCACAAACTCACTTGAAGGAACTAAGACAGTATTGCCTTGACCTGGATCCCAGAATTCATAGTAATAAGAGTTACCACGTGTTTCTGTTGTCTCCGGAAGAACATAACTGATTAATTCTGTTCTTGCTGTTGATAATACTGGAGTTGCTATATTTGGTACTGATGCAAGTTCAAATGTAAAGTTGAAAGCAATATTACCAGAAAACGCACTGATACCAGTAACAACGAATCTACCGTTGTATTCAACTTCAGATACACCATCAATAATAACTTCACTTCCAACTTCAAGACCTATAATACCATTAGTAGTTCCTACATTTACTGTGGTTGATGGATTAACGCCATCGCCCGAAGAAATGAAAAGAATAGATGAGTTGCTGATTTCTACAAAGTTTCCGTTAGTTTTCCAATCAGGAGGAACACGAATACCCGACTTCAGAACAACAAAACCTAAAGAGTCACGTATCTCCTCTGTTTCATAATGATGAATACCTGAATATAAGTTTTCATAAGAACCATATTTTTCTAACATTACCTTATCAAAAGTTCTTTGCGTCATAGGCCATTCTGATTGGATATTCAGAATGTTATTTGAAAGAAGAACTATCCAGTCTAAAGTATCATCATTGTAGTACTTAAAGGCAACATTATCAGGTCTTTCGTTACCAATGATTGAATACTTCTCAAAGAAGTTTAGATTGCCGAAAATATCATCGCGAAGTTTTCCACGTTTGAAGAAATTCTTTACGGGTACATAGTCAGAAATATTCTGTTCGTCAGTATTTCTACTGATGTACTCAAAGTTAGGTACTTGTCTGAAGTATGGTTTTGCCATTTTAGTATCCTATGGGGTGATCTTTTCCTTCACCGGTGAGATAATCTCTATCATAAACTGGGGTAAGTTCTTGGAATGATAACGTCATAGTATAGGCAATCATTGTAGCCTCATCATCACTGTAAGTCATATAACTTCCTAGGGGAGTATAATCAACGGAGCAATTTGTAAGAGCACATTCTTTGATTAAATTTATTGACCGGTGTTTGGTTGTTCTTCCTTTTTGATATTCAATTTTAAAGATGTTAGGTGCTTTTAAAAATAAACCATTATCTCCAACACTAGACGACATATTTTGTTTAAAGTATTTTATAATTTTTTTAATAATTATTGCTTCTGGTCTATTTCTAGCAGACATTTTAAAGGTAAAATTGAAAGGTCTTAACTGTGGACCTTGAAATAATAACTCTAAGTTTGGATTAAGGACTTGTCCATCCAATCTGGAAAGAAGGTTATTAACACCAACTGCTTGTCCGGCAAGATAAGTTCTTACTGCTTGCGATTCTTTTTTTAAGGTATTCATAGCAGCAGTAAAAGTTTTTGCTACCTCTTGTTGCAATTGCTCCATATTTTCGTTTTGCATCAGAGATAATGATAACTGAACTGCTTTCAATTCAATTGGATTCAATGTATCTCCTTCCCATCCAACGGAATTTTGATCTGTGATTGGAGACTGAATTGGTAAAAATACTGGTATATCTGCTATTTCGTAATTTGGTTTGATTGATTCAAATTGCCCTGAAGTATTATCTGGTAATCCTCTTGGAACATATTTTAATGCCTGAAATTTAATTCTATCTTGCTCGGTACTTCCAAGATCTTCGGGATACACCAACATAGCAGCAGTAAGTTCAGTACCCGTGGTCGGTTGAGTTATCGGAGCAGAACCGCCTTGTTGATCCGAATTTGGTGCTGCTGTCTGAGTAGGACCACCACTTGCCTGAATTATAGAATTGCCGATTGTTGATCTATATCCCTGAGAATTCTGTGCTAAATTTCTATTAAATTCTTCCGAGGCAAATGTAGATGATTCAAGAATAGTATTTCCGTTCTCTACAAAATAATCAGCGTAAATCGTCCTGGTTCCATCGTCATTTATACGATAGACTTCTCCACTTGTATTTGTAACAGGTACTGTAACGTATCTTCCCTGAGTATTCGGAAGAAGATATGGGGTTGATTCCGCCATTATAGACTTTTTAACTATTTAGACCCTTAAAACAAATCTTCTTCAGTAATAATTTTAAATTCTAATAGTCTATCTTTACACCATTCCTCAGCAGCTTTCCACTTCGCTTGATTCACTGCATAAGTTCTACACTCGTTCAAGTATGTTTTAGTTACTCTTGATTTTTTCTTCGGAGCAACAGTTTGTTTTTTTGGTTTTACTTCAATTACGTATGTTTTAATATTTCCAGATTGCTCTTTTACTTTAATTAAGTAGTCTGGAAAGTACCGATGAATTCTATTATCCACTGGTGAGATATACTTGATACAAAATTCTTCTGATGCCCAAGAAACTATGTCTGGATTATGATCACAATAATAACAAAACCGCCTTTCCCAACTACTTCTACAGACGATATTGTTTGGATTCCCCTGATACTTTTCAGGATGCGATGGTTTATAGATGCTCTTTATACTTTCCGCCATTACGTCGCATACATAATATATAAGCAAATCTATTTATAAATCGTGGCTAGATTCCCGGTAACTTCATCCGATCAGTTTCAAAATCCTGAGTTTGGTGTTGATCCGAGTGTGCCTGGATTGCCTGGATTAGATCAAAATCCACTTGGACCAACTCCAGCACCTGGTGTTCCAAATCCTACATCTTCTACGCCCGGTGATTCGCCATCATCTTCATCTGGTGGTAGTCCAACTCCATCTATAGTAAGTAATTTTAAAGTTAAGGCACTTCTATTAAATAATGCCTTAACATCTCATTATGTGTGTAAATTTCAACCACCTGGACCTGCGTTAGCGTTTATACAACAAGGTGGAGTTAATTATAATAACCCCACGAGTCAAGAACTCATTGAACTTTCTTGTTCTGAGGCATCTCTTCCAGGGTCCTCAATGATGACGAACGAAATCAATGATGATCATACTGGAGTTACTGAAAGGCACGCATACAGAAAACAATATGATGATAGAATTGATTTTACTTTTTATGTAGATCGTAATTATGATATTATAACTTTCTTTGAAAGGTGGATTTCTTACTGCGCTGGGGAAAATTTACAAACTGCTTTAGAAACTAGAAATTATTTTTATCGTGTAAATTTTCCAAATGATTATCAAACAGATGCTTTATATATTACTAAATTTGAAAGAGATGTTTTTGGAACTGCTTTAGAATACAAGTTTATCCGAGCGTATCCGATTAGTATTACATCAATGCCTGTTTCTTATGATTCCTCGCAACTATTAAAATGTACGGTATCATTTACATATATTCGTTATGTGAGAAAAGTAGTGAAGGCAGGTAGACCAACAGAACCTGGACCAACACCAGTACCAGGACTTCCATCTATAGGAAATCCAAATGTTCCTTCGACTCTTCCCGCAATTCCAGAATTCACAAATCCAGTGTTTGGTGGACCTGCTGCAGGAATTCCTTCGTTTGGAGGATCTCCACTTGCTCCACAGAGTACTGCTCCTGGAGTTCCTTCTACGTTACTTGGACAACCAACTGGATCTGGTTCAGCCACTTTAGTTAGAGGAAACAATTCGGGATCTCAGAGAACATCTGCAGGATCTCAGAGAACATCTGCAGGATCTCAGGAGTTATCTAGAGTATCAACGCAAACTGCATCAGAACCTAATTACAATAAAAATGCTGGAACTGGTGCTGTTGCTGATAACCCATCTTTATTCTAAGTCCCAATAAACTAAAATAAATAAACCAGATAGTATTAATTGAATTTTAAAATGGTATTACCTCGCATTTCTACACCAACGTATGAACTTGAACTTCCATCTACCGGACAAAC